GCCGCTGCAATTAGTGTACAGTTTAAATCATCCCCATATTCGATCCACATTCGGCATTCTTTTTCTTTACAGCACTTTTGTTTTCTTTTGCATTCTTCCGCACATTTCATAATTCTGGATACTCCTTTTCTAAAATGTCAAAAATGTTTTCTATATCATCTTCGTCTAGTTTAAATTGTTTCTTTATGTTCTTCGCACGATTTCGAGCCTTTGTCACAACTGCGCGTTTAGTTTTCGATATACTTTTTTGCTCTTTGAACTTATCAATCAGTTCCAACATGTTTTCGTCATCTAACTCGCCTTGGCCTAACCCATTGTAATATAAGCGTATTCTTAAGTCTGCATGGTCTTTATCATTTGTCGCAAACATAATTACCTTCTCGTCTTTTCCATATGGCATCTTATAAATTCCGACTCAAAATATGTGTAGAGCTTTCATATTGACCTGCTGAAGTCTGCTCCATAAACACTGCGTTGGTTTGCAATTCAACAATGTTTCGAGAGCCAGCATAAGAAAATCCTGAACGGATTCCATTTTTCAAATCTTCTAATATATTATTGACTGGGCCTTTTATTGGGAGAACTGTTGAGATACCTTCGTTCGAAGAATAGCTGCCTTTCCAATCTCGTTGGGCGGCTTTTGAGGCCATCCCTCTAAAGGTTTTATATTTTTTGCCCTTGGCAGTGTTTAATGTTTCTCCGGGTGCTTCAGTGGTTCCAGCTAGTAAAGAGCCAAGCATTACAAGGTCGGCACCAGCTGCAAGAGCCTTAACGATGTCTCCCGAGTTTTTTATTCCTCCATCTGCAATAATCTTGGTAGGCAATCCTGCACCTACACATTCAAAAATTGTGTGAAGACCGGGAACTCCAAAGCCTGTTTGTATCCTTGTGCTACAAATTGAGCCGCCGCCAACATTGCAGCGAACACTATCTGCACCCCACTCGGACAAACTGATGTACCCTTCTGCTGTTGCAACATTACCCGCCATTATATGAACAGTGTCTCCTAAGCGCTCTCGAATTGCTATAATTGCTCGCTTTACGTGTACGTGATGACCATGAGCTACATCAATACAGATAATTTTTGCCCCGGCGTGGCGAAGGGCGACAGCTCGATGTAAAAAATCGTCCGTGACGCCAACGGCTGCTCCGACCAAGTTTAAAGGGCCAGTATCAGATAGTTTGCCCCATGAACGCTCAACGAGCTTTACTTGATCTTCTATTGTGTTGTAACGATGAATGATCCCCAGAGCCCCATTTTGCCCCATCGCAATAGCCATCTCATCCTCAGTTACTGTGTCCATTGGAGAAGAAATAATTGGAAGTTTTAATTTTATGCTTTCGCTCAATTCACTTCCAATATCAACCTCAGTTCGACTTAAAATATCTGAATATCTGGGTCTCAATAATACATCGTCATATGTCAGCATTCGTTTAAGCTTCATTTTGCCTCTTTTCTTCTTCTTCTTTGATCAACTGATCGATATACCATCGAGCTTTTTTCAAATCTTCGACAGAGCGGCCCTTATAAGGATATCGCGAAACATATTTGACTATATTTCCTTGTGCATAGTTCATGCGCCAAGAGTTAATATATTCAAAAGTTTCGATGCACTGTTCACCCTTCCAATTAATATTGTAGTGAGTCGGGTGATTGATTGGATCTTTCTTTTTAGTTTGCACTGCTTATTACCTCCCATTTATCTTCTTTTATTAGAGTTTCTTCATTCCACATAATACGAACTTTAAACATTTGACTAAAGTGCGGCTCGTAATACCAAGCAACTTCATATACTGCCTGTGGATGGCGACCTTCTAAAAACTTTCTTTTTGTTATACTCAAAATCACTCCAAGCGAACCTCTTCTATCTCGAACCAAGTCTCCAACTTTCATTTCGTCCTGTTTATTTGTTTTTCTAGCTCTTTAACCGTGTCTAAAGCCGATGACCAACAGGGAGGGCAGTAAAGGTTTACTCTTTTTTCTTCTTTTCGCACAACAACATACCAACTTTGAACTTGTTTTTTGTCTTTTTTATCAAATGGTGCATGGCAAATTAAACATTGATCTTGGATTTGGCTGAATAAGCTGATTTTTTTGGCCATTTCTTTTTCGGCTTGTTTTCTAGCTTTAGTTAAACCATGTCGGTTCATTTTGCGCGTTAATTTTTTCGTCATTCTATTGTCTCCCGGTGCTTCCAAACGCACCTTTACCTCTAGGTGAATCCTCGTTTAAGGTATCTTCATAAACTTCTTCTATTGAACAGCGGACAACTGGCGTGAGTACTGCTTGTGCGATTTTTTCTCCCGGCTCAATTGTCTGTGTGATATATCCAACATTGTGAAGATTAACAAATATCTCACCATCATAACCACTATCGCAAACACATGCACCAACAAGCAACTGTTGTTTAGATGCAATTCCAGATTTATTTTTAATTTCAAGCATATAATCGAATGGAATTTCAACTTTAATCCCCGTTGGCAAGAGTCTTGATTCTCTCGGAGGGATATAAAAACAGTTTGTATCATCATAAAGTTTTTTCTTATCGCTTGGACAATAAAACAAGTCCATGCCTGCGTCTGTCGGGTAGGTTCTCCTTGGGAGCTTGGCAAGCTCTCTAATTCTAAAAACTTTAAGATTCACGGTTCTCTCCTTTAGCCCAATAATTTCCAACTACTGTTTACCCTCCCGCTGGTGCTAAATCCCCAGTCGTCTTCATATCGGGGATTTATCATATACGGTCGATTGATGTGTAACTTGTCTTTCTGCTGCTGCACTCCCCAGCATTTAACAACTGTCATCTGAGAACTGTCGTCGAGAAGTCTAACTAAATAATAGTCACGACCTTTGCGAGTTTTTTTAACTTCAACTTCGCGAACAATGCCCCAGCATAATTTTAAATCAACATCATATTCGCTTATCGGAGGAATACAATATTCTTCTAACTTGCTTCGTATACCTTCGTTGATAACCAAACTCAGTGGAAAGGCTCCAGTCAAGGAGGCGAGATATTCAATCTTTTCGCTATCGCTAAAATCTCCTTCTGGTGCATAAAGCTCAATATTTTCTTTAAACTTTTCTTCTGTTCTCGCCCGATCAACGGCAACAGCTGTCCAAAAGTGTTTTAAACCTGTAAACCTATTGTCCATTAAATCGTTCAGAGCTTGGGCTCGAACCAATACATCCAAGGCTTTTTTATTGAGTTTAGAATAGATAATCTCTTCGTTAAAGAGAAACTCTTCAATAGTGTTAAAAGGTCTATTTGCTGTGATTTGTTCAATTGCTTTTTCTCCTAAGCCTTTAATCGATGTCAAAGGCTGAATTAATGTTTTTCCATCTTCTGAAATCTGCCAAGTATTACCCGAAGTATTAATATTCAAAGGTTCAATAAAAAAGCCTAATGATTTCGCAATGTTAATGGCCTTTTCTTTGCGGCCCTCGGGTTCTTTATCAAGAAAGCTCGCAGCCCACTCAGAAGGATAATAATATGAAAGCCATGCGCATTGGTACGAAATAACTGAATAACAAATACTATGACTCAGATTGAAACCATATTGCGCGAAAGCTGACATTGTGTTCCAAAGTTTTTCTGCTGCTTTTTTTGAAATGTTCTTTTCGAGACAACCTTCAATGAACTTATCGTGTATCTTTGCGGCTTCTTTTGCACTTTCACCTGTGCCTTTTTTCGTCAAAAGCTTACGAAGAATATTGCCCTCATCAAGAGAGATGTTTTTTCCTAATTTATGCGCAAGCAAAGCTATCTGTTCCTGATAGATCAAATAGCCATAAGTATCTTTCAGCACTTCTTTAGCGAGCGGATGAATATATTTAATTTTTTCTGGGTTCTTTTTCGCGGCGACATAAAGCTTGTCGACCCCTTCAATGAGCGGCCCCGGTCTAAAAATAGCTGTAACGTTTGAAATCTCTTTGATGCTTGTCGGCTTTGCTCGTTTGCAAAAATCTTGCGCACCTTTCTGAGTAAATTGAAACGTTCCTGCAAACTTGCCATCGTGAAACACGCTCTTATAGACATCTTGGTCATCAAAATCCATTATATCTGGATGGAGATGTTTGTTGTAAAAAGCTTTCATCTCTTCAAAGGATGGCTTTTCAATTCCTTTCTTTCTTTTTAAAATATTTTTAATTGCTTGTTCTATCATCTCAAGCGTTGAAAGCCCGAGCACATCAAATTTAATAAACCCCATTGGTTCTAAGTGACGAACTGTTTGACCTTCCGTCCAAGGCGTTTGAATTGTCCCTCCGCTGTTAATAAGCGGTAGCCAATTATTTAGACGCTCGCCAACACAAATACCGCCAGCATGACGACTGACACTTCTTATTTGCCCGTGGAGCGTTAAGACATGTGTCTTAATGTGCGGATATCTACGCAAGAAACCTTGAAGACTTTCTGAGAATTCCATCACCTCTTCAAAGGTTGGAGTGTAAACGCCTGCTTTGATGCCGTGCTTTGCTTTTGCTCTCGGAGTTGCTTCATGAAGCATCTTGCCTGTAACTTTATTTACTTCTGCAAACGGAATGCCATAAAATTTAGAGATATCTTTTATAAGAGAGCGTAGCTTTAAAGTATTGTAGTTTGAAATAGGAACAACTGAATATTGACCCCATTCGTTTGCAAGCTCTTCCTTTAGCTCCATCGGTCTTGAGACGTCAAAGTCAATATCTGGCATTCCTTTTGAATCCCTTGTTAAGAATCTCGAAAAAAGTAATCCATATTTAAGAGGATCAACCTGAGTAATATTAAGGACATACGCTGTTAGAGCACCGGCTGCGCTTCCGCGACCCGGACCTGTCATCATTTCTTGTGAGGCTCTATCTGCAATAGCTGTCATTGTTAAGAAGTATTTTGCAAAACCCTTATCCCTAATAATATAAAGTTCTTCTTTTAATCGTTCAACGTACTTGGACTGGGTGTGTAAGTTTTTATTTTTTAAGCCCTTCAAGCACTTTTGGGTTAGCTCTTGAATATCTTTCTTTCCTTCGGGTACAACAAATTCTGGTAGTCTAATTGTATTATCTGGTAGAAATTCTTCAATTCTGTTATGAGCGATATTATATGTTCTTGTAATTGATTCTTTGATGAGAGCATTGTCGTATGTCTCGTTGCAACGTTTTGAGTAGTCCAAATAGGACTCCCACATTTGGTCGCCATTTTTAGGCCAGAGTTCATACTTAAGGTCTTCGCGTTTTTCTGGGATTCCGTCTCCGTAGGCGCCCATCGGACCAAGTGCTCGATAAAGCTCCCGGTCTTTCCATAGATCGGGGTGGTAATAGTGCGCATCAGCGGTTGAAACCAAATCAATATCAAACTCGGCGCAAATATCAATAATATATTTATTAAGCTCATGTTGTTCCGGGACTAGATTCCATTGAAGCTCTCCGTAAAACCTATCTCCAAAGACTGCTTTAAACTTCTCGGCTGTTGTTCTCATCGCTGTCATGACGGCTTCAGAGCCTTCATCTTTATTGTTCCAAAAGTCTTGAGCAAAGACACCACCTAAGCAGGCTGATGTACAAATAATGCCTTCATTATGCTTCTCTAACATTTCAAAGTCCATCCGAGGATATCGATAAAAGTTTTCAGACTCATACGATTTTGAAACTAGTTGGAATAGATTGTTCAAACCTTTTTGATTTTGAGCTAAGAGAATCAAGTGGGATCGCTTGCGGAGAAGATCTTTTGCTTTTTTACTTTCCCCTTCGTCTTCCACTGAGAGTCTAAAATCTTTCTTTTTAGTCTGTTTCTTTTTATCTTTAATCTTTTCGTATTCATCGCGCCATTCAGCAAGCGATGGAAGAAAGTAGGCTTCAATACCATAAATGGCTTTAAACTTTTTGCCCTCGGCTTTCATCTTTTTATAATGTTCGACTTGGTATGACATTGCGCTCATATTACCGTGGTCA